AAATCGCAGGGGGCGCTCGTAGGCGAGGCCGATCTTCACCCCCGTCTTGGTGGTGTAGATCTCTTTCATACGAGTTCCATCTGGCGAATGTTCATCTTCTCGATGGTCTTGTAGTGTGACGCGATCCATGCGGCCCCCAATTCTGCCCGCACCGCGTCCATGTCCGTGTTCTTCTGCGTCGTGAACACGATCTCGATCTGGTAGTGACGGCCACGATAGGTGCCCGCGCCCTCGTTGCGGAATTGCTCCTTGAGGAACTTCTCGCGGGCCTCCAGTGCCTTCAACTGGTCGCGCACCTGCGCCAACTCGTCGACCATGGACTCGGTGATGATGCTTGCAACTTGTGCCATTTGGCGTGTCCTCTATGTGTTTCACTGGGAAGATCCAGTACCTGAAGTATAACACCGGTGCTATACCCTTGTCAATCCCCCGGTATTCTGATCGCCACGATGTGGGCGTAGCCCTCGATGTCGACCCAGGAGTCTTTGTGATTCGGGTTCCCGTTCAGGATGCGGGAGACCTTGTGCATGATCATGTCGAGCGCCTCGCGCTGATGAGCACTCAGCCGGTCCCACCCGATGTGCTCGCGCATGTAGTCCTTCAACGCCTGAGCGATCTGCCCCTGCTCGGCGAAATCGCCGTACTGCGAGCCCCGCTCGTCTACGATCGTGGTGATATCAACCTTGGAGTGCACTTGCGAGTCCTCCTTTTGCATAGCGTCCCTTCATGCCGCCGGTCTCTCCGCGCATCTCGCGCAGCAGGTCATTCGCGATGTCGTCCGGGTCCGCGCCCTGACGCAGCATCCGGTAGATCGCCTCTTCGGTGGTGCGAGCACGCCCGAGTGTGTGGGGTCCGATGCCGGCACGCACGCCAGTCTCGTTAACTCGTGCAGCCGCAGAACGGTAGGGCTCCGTCAGACGGAACAATACGTCCTTGTTCCCCAGGTGCTGAGGCAGCGCCATCATACCGCCTTGCGACTCCGGACCGTACGCCTTGTTCAACTGCGCCTCGCGTGAGTAAAGCAACCCGGCCATGACGTCGGGGCTCATGCCACGCAGGTCGCGGGGTTGCATGGTCATCGCCTCATCGACCAAATCGTCGTAATCCTCGAACAGTTTCTGCAGCGCGTACTGCTCGCCGCCTTTCGATGAGATCGGCTGTGAGAACAACTGCTGACTGTAGGACCCGGCGGGTTTAGGCGACTCGCTGATCGGCATGATACCGCGATGGGCCACGCGGGCGGAGTCGTCCAGGTACAGCGGTGCCACGTTGCCCAGACGCCGCAGCACGTTGATGTCGGTCAGGAACGATGCCTGATTCACGTCGCCACCCGCGTTGATCATGTCGTACATCGCGCGGTACTGCATTGGCCCCATGCCGCGCCCGATGTCGAGTGCGTTAATGTCAAAGATGTCGGCCTTCGGCTGACCGGCCATCTTCATCTGGTCGACATCACCCAGAGTGTAGGCGGTCAGTGGCGGCTCGGCCCCCATGTTCTGGTAGCGCTTGAATCGCATATCGCTGACGTCCGCCATAGGCTCGAGCCCCTGCGCGTAGCGGTTAGCTTTGGATTCCGGCACCACGAGAAGATGCCCCTTCTTCGGCAGACGCCCGCCGGTGCCCGGTGCTTCACCGAGCGACTCGCGGATCACGCCACGGTAGGGCTCGCCGGTGGAGGTCTGGCCGAACATCTTTCGCCGGTTGTACTCCTCGAGCACCTCTGTCGGCATCATCTTCTCGACCTTGGAGGACATCTCCTGCGGAATGCGCTTGGCACCGGGCACGTTCTCAGCGAGGCCCTTGTGCACCTTGCTCACGCCGCGCATCAGGTCCACGAAGGACATCGGGGCATTACCGGCCATAGTACACCTCGTCGCTCACTTGGAGCGTTTGCAGATGGATGTCGATCGTGCCCTGCATCGGATCGGTGTACCCACCGGCTAGGTTCCACACCACGGGGACCTCGGCATCTGTAGCGGCTCGGAACAGCCCGCTGTCGCGATTACGCATCCCCTCTTTGCTCAGGTACCCCGCGCCGTACGGATCTTCTTCCCAGGCATCGGCCCCCGCTTGGTATAGTATTATACCCGGCTCGTGCAGATTGATCAAATGGGTGAAGTAATGCATCCACATCCGGGCGTCCCAGGTCGGACGAGCACCGTGCGCCAGTTGCCGGCGGTCGACGTTGATCACGTCGTGGTACAGACCCATCTTGTCGATGATGTCGTCCGTGCCGTCACCCTCATGGCCGTCACCGTCGATGATCAGGACCTTCGAGCCCAGGAGGTCAAGAGCACGCCGCGCGGCCAGAATCAGACCGTTGAACGTGCAGTACCCGTAGCAATGGTCGTAGTGCGAGTGGTGGAATCCCTGCGTGGCCGAGCACGCCACGAGCTTACCCTCCTGGATCACCCAGTCGGTCGCCCGAACGATGTTCGCGGTCGTGTAGCGGGTCGTGTTGGTCAGCGCCTGATTCCGGTTCCCGAACCCGTTGTTCGTCCGGCACGTAAGCACGTCGTCCACGAAGTCGGGGTCGTGCGCCCGGGCGAGTTCCTCCGGGCTCAACGGCTCGAAGTCGGTCCGGAACTCGCGCTTCGCCTGACGCAAGAACTCGGGGATCTTGCTGACCGAGATGAAGTCGTGGTCGGTGGTCTGAGCAGGGGTGTAGAAAATCGGTGTCAATTCAGTCCTCTATAAGTTCCTCGGAATCCCGATTATAACACGGGTGGGGTAACCCGTCAACCCGAATCCCGTACGGATACAGTTGTTCCTCGGGAGGGTCGGCCTTCTCCCGGGTAGTGAATCGATAGTCGCACTCCAGGCACCGGCGGCGTCTTCGGATGCTGCCGTTCTCATTGTTGTAGGTGGTCATCACCTTAGTGCTCTTGCCGCATTGCACACACTTCATAGCATCCCTCCCCAGACACCGAGATCACGACAGATCGACCGGCACCCCTCGCGGATGCGCAAATGCGGGCACTCTTTCTCGTACTGGTTCACCATCGCGTCGAAATCCTGGCGCAGACCGTCGATCACGCCTTTCGCGTGCAGCCCCACACCAGTGTCGGTGCAGAACTGGATCGCGTCGATCATGTCGGCCATTTTCACGATGCGCTCGATGTCGGTGCCCGCGTACAGGCGGCAGAATCCTGACTGGTCATTGTCGACCTCGGATTCGGCCCTGTGCATGACGTCAGCGCCGATCAGCGCCTTGAGCACTTTCTTGAACGGTGTGGGGATGTCGCCGGTGCGGACCTCGATCAGGTCGTGCCTGAGCGCGTAATCCATGAGCTTCATCTTTTCCGAATCGTGCAGTATTCCGGGCCAGTAGACACGACCGGCCAGATCGACCGACAGAATGCACACGTTGAACAAGTGTTCAGCGAGCGACTGCTTGCGCGAGGTGGCCACAATGTGCCACCGCGTGACGTGGCTTGCCCGCATCTGCTCGGCGATCGTGAGTGCCATTATGCACGCTCCTTCATCATACGAATACGGGCGGCGATCTCCTCCGCGCTGATCGGCTCGAAATTATTGAATTCCACCGACTGCGCGACGTGCTCAATCACGCCGTTCCAGATCTTTCGCACCGCGTTGCGATTCTCGTCGTCCTCCGCGCCCAGGACGTTGCCGAACATGGTGTCGTACCAGTGGCTGAATGCAGTATCTTTCATACGTGCCTCATGATTCGAGTGTTCTCGTCCACCCGCCACTGGCGGGACTCGTTGATCTCCATCTTCTCCTCGACCGCCCGGTGGATGTCGATGCCGTTGCGGTGCGCTACGTCGAGCAGCAGAATGAACACGTCGCCCAGTTCGAGCGAGGATTTCGGATCGCGTGCGTACTCGCCCAGTTCCTCGTAAAGCTTGAGCAGAATGTCGGCGGTCGTGCGATTCGGGAACTTCGCGTCGGCCCACTTGGTGATCCGCTCCTGCAGTTGCCGGATGTCGGCACCACCACGCTTCTTGTAGGCGTTCACCGCTCGCACCGCGAGGTCGGCGTTCTTGTCGCAGTTGCCCATCACGCCACGGTATGGGTTGCGCACCTCGAACGACGCGACGGGCGAGCCTTTCGCATCGAGTATCATGGCGTTATTCTCCGGATGGAGCGACCACGGCAGGTCGTTCATCTCGTCGGTGTGCAGTTCGGATTCAGGCAGCAGCATTTTTGCATTCCTTCCAGATAGATACGATTTTTTGCATGCGATCAGCGCGGTCACCACCGATCTGGTGTACATCCTTGTGGGCGGGGCCGGTGCCGATCCAACGCACCTGAGTGTCCTTGCGCTCGATGCGCTGCACGATGTCGATGAGTTCGGTCTCGGTGCGCACGTAATTCACGAAGTTTAGGAACACCTCGTACACGGCGTTGTGGTCGATCGCTTCCTTGATCTGCTTGCCGCTGAACGTGAAGATCCGGCGGGGCAGCTTGGTCACCGTCGTGAGTTCGGTCTTTTGTCCAATGTCCTCGAATGTGATTTCGCACTGGTCGTCGTAGCACGGGCCGGAGTAGCCCACCTGGGTGCCGTTCTCGTCGAATCGGTTCGCCACGCGGATCGGGAAGGTGCGGCAGGTGCCGATGGCGCGGATCTTGGTCATCTTGTACTTGTCGAGCACGTCCGCTGCCTGAATGCCGGAGTCCGCGAGGATCTGCCAGAGCGACACGTCACGCGAGGTGGTGTACGGGTAGAACCCGTGATACATCGACAGCCCGTAGCCCTGGGCACCCTCCACCAGGACATACTCGGAATCCTTCAATTCGCGGCGGTACTCGTCCACGGTCACTACCCATTCCTTCAGCGCTGCGCAGTTCGCGGCGATATTCGTGTCGTCCGGGTCGCGCCGGATGCGCTGAATCATGGCGGCACCAACGCCCTTCTTAGTCGAGCCGATCTTGGTCATCGGACCGGCTTCCTCGTCGATGTGCCGCTGAGTCACGACCGCCGCGTGCGGGTGAATCATGATGCGGATGCCCTTGCTCTTGATCACGTCCTCGCATTCCCAGATCTCAGCCATCAGGCTCAGCGGGTTGATCAGCGAGCCCGGGCCGAGCATGACCTTGCGCACTGCGGGGCCTACGATGCCGTTGGCCAGATGCGTGTGCACGAATTTGCGCCCCTTCTTGTCGATGTAGGTGTGCCCCGCGTTCGGTGCCCACGCCGTGATCACGGTGTCGTACGGGCCATTTTCGGCCAGATAGCCGACGATCAGTCCCTTGCCGGTGCTGCCGTATTGCAGGTCCACCACCACGTCTAA